AGCGCTCCTCGCCATGATAGACCAACTCCCTACTCACTTCAGTCATAGCCACACAGGCATGATCTCGGGAAGTGAGGACCGACTCCTTCTTCATCACAAGAGTCCGCACCAAAGACTTCATATCAAGTGGAGTTAACCAGCGTTGATACTTGTCAGACCAGACAAAGCGACGCTTCAGGAATTGGATTTCACGAATCGTCTTCTTCTTGAGAGTATCCGTCTTGTCCGCGTCCGTAACAAAGATACCGAACTCCTCACGCCACAGCTTGAGGTAGTCCGGCGGTAACTCATAGTCAGCCCGAAGGGCTTTAACCATATCGTCCCCATACGTACACAGACCAACGCGGTCTCGAAAGTTCAAGAAGGCACGCAGCTCAGGCCCTGGGATAGGGTTGACATGGAAGTTGGCGGCGTAGTGTTGGAGTAGTCTCAATGGGACTGGAGTTCCGCGGTAATAAGTATACCGCTCTCCTAGGCTAACACAAACGCCGTTCACCTCCACAGTCGCATCATGTCCCGAAGGGTTCCAAGCAACGCTGAACAAATCACCCTTGATAATATATCGCGTGTGCTTCAACCCCAGCAAGAGGCGCTCCACGCAATGAGGATCAGGGTGACCCAGGACCCATGCTACTCCATAGTAAACTGAAGCAACAAAGTCCCAAATGTCTCCGTTGTAAGACTTGTCCAGCATACGAGCGTCTTGGTCGTAGAGACGTGTCAAACTTGGGTCAACACGCTGTAACTGCTCCACAACCGAAGAAGCTTCAACGGAAGTAAGGTCTACTCCAACCCAACTCTCAAAGAATGTCCTATGAGCTCGCATAAAACTCTTGATAGGAGAGAGCTGTTGTTTTAATAGTAGGTTGTAGGCTGCTGGCAGGTTTGTGAAAACTCTAGGCATCTTGCCCACCTTGAGAGGTTCATCCTTCAAGGTACACAAACCAACAGCAGCTGGAATGCACTCCGACAATAAGGAGCACAATTCGTCAAACATGGAACACACCTCAGGAGACATAAATGCCTCCTTATCTGGAGTTATGACCATATGATGACGTTTCCCCTGGTTAAACGGGGGACCAACAGACGTCTTCAAATTCACTGAATGAATGTATGAACCGGGAATCCCAACTATGGACTCCTCCTCGGAAAGGGGACGCCACCCCTCCCTAGAAAGCTCCTCGGATCCCGCCAGGTAATCGGCAACAGCCAACCACATCGTGGCAAAATCCGGAGAGGCTCG